TAGTCACACCACCACCAGATTCTACACCTTCCATGAAATCATCTACAATATTCGTTACTCTTAATCTTGTAGGTTCTGAATTAGATTCGAACAAGAAAGGAAGTAAAGAAGGTTCGATAGAATTTTCTACGAATAACAGTAACCGTCTTACGTTGATTCTGTCAAGTGCCGATTTCTTAGTCTGTGCTGTTTTCTGTCCCCAAAGAACATCACCAGTACCACGAATAAATCTAGAAGTATTAATGTTTGATTTGTACAAAAGCCCTATTTCGGTATCTGTCCAAACTTTATTCTGTCCAAGAGAATAAGAAATTCCACCACGATTCATACCTGCGGGTGCATCCCATGTCTTAGCTACATTGTCTGTATGAGCCATAGCGACAGCACCTGCAATACATTTTGGAATATAGATTTTACGATCACTATATTTGTCGTAGTAATAATCCCATCCCGCATATTTAGCAGAATAACTACCAGTTGTTAATGTTATCGTATTATCAATAACTTCGGCTGTAGTATCATCTACAATATCATCATTCTGAATACATGCAATACAATCTAATCTATTAGAAGCTAGATTACCTACATATGCTGTTACCGTTCCACCAAGGGTATGACCATAAGCACCTAAAAGAATATTTAATTTTACTTTATCAGTATCTGAAAATAAACTCCATGCAGATGTTTTGTCACCAACCTCAGTTGCGTAAGTCGTACTAGAATCAGCACCATTGGCTAATGCCACGGGAAGTCCTGAAGTGTGTACTTCGTGTGGATAACCAGAATCATTAACTTTTACATAAATGTAATTTGAATTTCCGTTAACAATATCTTCCGCATACATTTGAGCACCACCACTATCTTTTACATATTCGTTTGAAACGTAAAAAGTTTCTTTTGGTGTAGTCGGAAAACTATCATCATCTGTACTTGCTTTCACATAAACGTCTAACTTAAAAACCTTACCTGCCGTAGCCGTATCATAAGAATTGGCCCAATCATAACTTCCAGAAAGTTCCGTACTAGAACCAGAAGTTGTTAAGGTTACACCTACAAGATCCCCGTAAACTCCTGGGCCTATAGATGCGATTAACAACTTTTCATTAGCAAGAAAAGAATTACCTTCTAATGCTGAAATATCAGTAGGTGTATTACCATCTGAATATCCCGTTTCTGCTAGTAATGTAGTAGTTGACTTTTCCGTTATGGTATTAGTATTATTATAACCAGTACCAGAAACTGCCGAACCAGAAACAACAATATTTGAATATGTTTCTGCTCCACTAGTTGCTCTAACAACATACAATGAGTCTGACACACCTAGAAATTCTAGACCACCGTATATATTATAATCTGTACTATCAGCATTTGGTTTACCAAACTGTTCAACCAAATTTTTGTCCAAATTAACTAATACTCTACTGTTACTAATACCCTTTGCACATTCAAGTACGGTTGCACCAACACTTGTCCCTGCGGGGCTAATAACTTCACTTTTATCCTCTTCGTTCCTAAAAACGCCAGGAGTGTATTTCGATTTCGCCATATATTCCTCCTAAATAATTACGTCGAATAATATCTATTCCGTCCTATGAAACTTATTGATATTAGTAATACTAACATCAAGTTCGTTTACTACATAGTCCTTAATTGTTCCTCTATAAGTATTTATAATCTTAATAAGATTTTTATACAATGAAAAAGGGAACTCAATTAAGAATTCCCCTTTAAAAAGCTATGAATATGGCCGTTTTGAAACTATTGTGGATAAAATTCGAACTTCAAACTACCAGAATCATATATTCTGTAAATTTCCCGTTCTAACATAATTTGATGTTCTGTCTTATCTTCTGAATATCCATGTGCAACTAAAACAGATTTTCTATATTTGAATCTATTCTCTCTTTTACCTTCTATTATATATTTGTAATTTGGTTTTGTAATATCAATAAAAGTAAACCCTAAATTATTGTATAATGCTCCATTTGACCAAGATCTGTCTGCATAACTAATAATCGAATTCCAATCATTTTGTTTAATAGCATGTTTGAATAACCTACTTGCTCCACCGACAACTGAAGTATTCAACTTGTTACAAAACCTTAATAGTTCAGTCTTACCACTTTCGAATCGTGAATGTCCTAACGTCATTAATGATACCAGTTCGTCATTATAAAACAAACCATAATTATTTTTGGAATTACAATAACCTTGAATATGATTATCTACTAAAAATTCTCTTGTAATATCAACTTCCTTTATCTTACATTTTCTAGCATAAATAACTTCGGATTTACCTAATAGATTTAGTATTCTACTTTTTGTAATTAAGTTTTTATGAATCCAATCATCTTCATAAATATGAATTAGATGGATTCCTTTATCTAAACATAGTTTGGTTTTATTGTAATGATAGTCTTTATCTTTGTTTTGTTCGCCATGCCAATAAAGACCATTATATTCAAATGCTAATTTTAAATCTGGTAAGTAAATATCTAATTCTAATGGTGAAATTATTGTTCTTGTATTGGATATGATCTCTTTAGTGTAATTCTCTTTAATAAACGATAACAATTCAATTTCTTGGTTTGAAATTGATCCAGAACATTCTGAACAACCAGCACCATTTAGATGATTATTAGGTCTTTGATTAAACACTCCATGAACAGAACATATTATTTTTACTTTATCGTGAGCACCTACATATTCCACTAAAGAATAATCATATCTATCACCATGAACCTCTATTGCTTTTTTAATAAATTGTTCCGTTGTTAAGGTTTTGTTTTTACTATTTCTAGCATCGAAACATTGTCTACACCCACCACCTCTCAAATGACAATTGGGTGTTTGTTTAAAAATTCCGTGTATGGGACATATTATTTTTACTTTTTTACTAGTACCAGTATATTCAACTAAAGAATAATCATAAGTATATCCATGTACTGCTATTGCTTCTTCTATAAAGCAATCGGTTGTCTTTTTACTCATTAAACTATGTTTAATATAATAACATTTTGGGCAACCATGCCCATATAAATGATCCTTTGTTATTTGTTCAAACATACCGTGTATTGGACATATTATTTTTACTTTTGTTTGGTTATTTTTATAAATTACTAAAGAATAGTCATAAAAATTATTATGTATTTTATTACTTTCTTTTATGAATTGGTCTAATGTTTTTGTGTTATTTTTGTTTCTTTTCATATTAGCACACAAACTACACCCATGACCCATAAGATGAGCATTTGGTTTTTGTTTAAACTCTCCATGTTCTGGACAAATTATAATAACTATTTTATTGTTACCCTTATAATACACTAAAGAATAATCGTATCTGTCACCATGTACTTTTTTGGCTTCTACAATCCATTCGTCTGTTGTGTATTGATATTTACCGGAACATTTAGAACAACCAATACCTCTCATGTGATCTGAAGGTAATTGATAAAAATATCCATGTATTGGACAAATTATTTTTATTTTATGTCTAGTATCAATATATTCTATTTTAGAATAATCGAATTTGTTGTTATGTATTTTGTTTGATCTTTCTATGAATTGTTCTTTAGTTATTCTTTTTGGCATTTGATACTCCCGATAAAGTTATAGACTTAGTAAAGAGTAATTCGTGTATCGGCACAAAAAGGTGATCAAACCATGTCCTCTCTACATAAGTATTTATAATATAAGTTATGTTTTGTTACCAATCAACATTTATTGTGGATAAAATTCGTCTACTATAAATGGCATTGGTTCTGAATCTTCTTGTAATTTATTTTTTAAATCGATAGTTCTTACACCATTATCTCTACCATCATAGTAATCTGTTGATAGGAAATACAGTGCCCAAACTAAGGCCATAACGCAATCGTCATGATCTCTGCGGCCCGCACGGAACACATTCGGACTTATCTCTTCATATCTACTCAATTCATATACCGTTCGTTTATCTTTAACCCCTAACCAACCATTTTCCATATATCGTTTCAGAAATAAATTTGCGGCCAGTTTACTTTTTCTTGTTGCTCTAGTACCTAATCCCTTTTTATCTGTATTGATAATCATATCATATTCAAACTCATACCATATCAAATTCACAACTTCACCACCACAATCATTGTTTTCAACAATCATACTTGCACCATTATAAAACTTAGATATTTCAATACATATTTGTGCATAGTTATAGGTATCTATCATATTATTTCTATATACTGCAACTTGTTCAATATCATGTTCATTGTTAATTCTCAATACTTGGACAACCGAATAATCTTTTCCTGTTCCTTTAGCTGAATCGACACCTAGTATATACATAACACCATCAATTGGTTGTTCGTAAATATGGAATAGAGATCCGTATTTCATATCAATAGGATCTTCAGTATCCAATCTCTCTAATAATTCTGGATCTATTAACGTTGCTGTTGAACCCAAAAATTGGCAATTTGATGTTTCTATTCCATTAGCATAAAAAACATGATTCTCATTTTTAACATTAATAACATCATAAACATACCCGGACTTAGATCTTTCTATGTTAATTATTTCATTGATACCATGTATAGTTTTTATTTTATCGCCAATATCTAATTCTTTTGAGAATTTTGTTTTACCGTCAATTAAAAATTTGTGATGGTATGATGCTGTTATACTCAATCCATTATCTAAAAATATATCCAAATTACGATCTGAATATTTTTTTACAATTGACTCAAAAGGAACAAACCCATTTGATGTGTATATATCATATTTATTGTTTACTTGATTATCCACACTCATCGAAAACGTCCTTTATCTTTTTATAGAAAATTTTATTAGTTTCTCTATCTTTAACTAAAACTTCTGATTCTTCCCCAATACAAGCCATTTCTTGTTTCCATGAAAGTAAATCATTATTATCAATGAATGATTTTTTGAAATCTGCATCACGACCAGGAACATCGTCCCATTTTATTTTTATTGGTTTGTAATCGTTCTCATCTCTAATTGCTTTTTTCCAAATGTCATAAAATTTGTTTAAACCTTTTGGTGTGCTGGATATTATTACTTTACTAGTTTTACCCGTAACAATTGTAGGGTAAACACTACGCATAAACTCTTCGGCTATGTTTTCTGGCACAAACGCAAATTCATCCAAAATCAAACATTGTTGATTGTATACATTACCGCTTTTATATGTATGGTTATCTTTTACTTCCAATAATTCGTATACATCTTTAATCTCATCAAAATATTCTTTATCAACTAAATACAAATCGTTTTCGGATAACACTTTTTGATTTATTTTCAAATCTTTTGCATATACATATTCCCATTTAGAATTTATAACTATCTTATGTTCGGGTGTACACTCAATATCACTACCATCAGAAAAATATAATTTTAATGTTTTGTTTTTTCCCTTTAATACACCATCAAAATCTTTAAACCCATCTGGTGTCAAAACTTCATATTCTTCATTTTCTAAATATTCGATATTGTTATCAATAAAATCTGCCATTTTATTTTTCCTTAAATCCCCAACCAATTTCTTTCCATGATTTTCCTATATGCTCATCGTATACACCATCACATTTAGTAACAGTAATTCTATTTATTATTTTATGATTATTATATTTGCATCTATGGATCAATGACATGTTCGTTATATTATTTGTTTTAGCCGCTTCAGTAGAACTATCAAAAATCCCTTTAGGTGTTATATACGATCCTTTAAACATACAATTAGCTTTTCCTATTCCATAAATACCCTTCTTTTTTAAGGACATCTTTTTCTTAGCTTCATCACTACGTTTCATACCACGATGTGTTTCTGCCATTTTTCTTATTTTTTCTGGGTTTTTGTTTATCTTATATACTACTCTATTATGGAATTCTTCATAATTATTTTTAATGTATGCATTAATATTATCCCTTCGTTTCTTTCTAATAATAGGATCTTTACACATTTTTTCCATTCGTTCTCTATATTCTTCATCTTTCCATAATTCTTTCTTTTGTTTACTCAAAATTAATCTACGAATAGGCTCATCTAAAAATAACTGTTTTCTTAATTTTGACATTTTATTTTTTGTTTCTTGACTAAAATGTATATTACTAAGTCCACCCGTCTGTAAATTATAATTATTATCATCATTAACAAATTCTTCGGTAACCAAAACTTTCTCATATTCTAATGCAGATTCTATATTAACAAAAAACTTTAAAATATCTTTCTTAAAATTATCTTTCTTATATTTCTTAAGGGCTTTTAAAAATATTTTACCAGAACCAAGATATCCATCATTTATTTTATTTGTACCATGAACACCTATATAAATTTTATTATTTACCAAATTGGTAGTCTTATATACATAATTATATAGTTTCATTTTAATTTACGTTCCAATTCTAAAAACGACAATTCTTCTATTTTACCAGTTTTTTTATTTCTAATTGTTATTTTATTATTCCCTGTCAAACAATTTACTGTCTTTCCACGAATACCATCACTGGCCGTTGAAGATGCTAATATTATACAACCATTACCCATGACCACTTCTTTTTTATTCCATCCACCAGTTTTGATTCCTGGTTGCATCCAATAGGGTAAATATTGATATGCTAATTTAACACGTTCTAAAATTTCAATAGCAGTATTTTCTTTGTTTGCTAAAATTGCTATTCGTTTATCTTTATTGAAAACAGCATAATGTAAAATGTAAATTGTGGATAGTGTTGTTTTCGATGCCTGTCTAGGACTTAATATGATCACATTTCTTTTAGGTGAAGGATCTACTAAAGATTTTAATACCTTTCTTTGGAAATCCCATAAAGATATTAAAACTTCACCTTCATCGATGGTTATTATTTTGAAATATTTTTCTGCGAAATATAAAATATCTTCTTTACACTTAACAAATTCTCCAATCAGTTCTGGTGTATATTCAACTTCTTCACTAGCAGATCTTAATAATTGATTTCCGAGATACATTATCAGCCTTTTTTCATTTGATATTCGTAATCACCAGAAACATCACATATGTTATTACCAATCACTTCACCCATACTAATATTATTAAGTTTCCAAGTTATCTTTTTATCATATTCTTCCACTACTATTTTATTCCCACACCCTGTTAGTATGTCTGCTTTAATACTACCATAAGAATAATCATCGATAATTATCTTATCGACTAAAAATCCTTTTTTCCTAAAAGACTTTTTCATATTTTCAACTAATAGATGTCGGTTCAAATCAGAGAAGAAATTTTTCATATTTAAATACTATGTCCGTGATTTAATGTCTCTGTTACTTTTTTATTTTTAATCACATGAACATGTCTATCATGTGTCTTTGGTTCTGTTCTAGTTGTACATCCATTTCCATTAGCATCTATTTGATATTTATGTGAATGTCCGATATCTTCTTTAATTGTTTTGCCTACAATTTTAACTAAATCTCTTAGCTTAAACCCAATTCCTTTTACAGTATTCATAGTTATTCCTTAATTTCTTCAATTTCAAAATCAGTATCAATTGCATTCAATTGACTATTTTCTTTTGCATCATTGATCATATTTAATAAATCCTTTCCTGACATTTTTATATTAACATTAACTTTTTCTTCGTTGTTATCGAAATTTCCCATCATAAACTCTTTATCAGAAACTATTCTGTTTAGTTCTCGTAACTGTGATAATCCATTGATTACACTATCCATTAATTTAGCATACACTTCAATTTGTCTTGGGTTGGCTCCAATTTTTATATCTTTTGCTACCTTTTCCAAAACCAATTTTCCGTTTTCCACAATAATTTTTATTTCTTTTTGAATGTATTCTTTGTCTTCGATTGTTGCTAGTTCATTATCTTTCTTAGCAATCAATTTATTTTTTTGTTCTTCGAATACTTCTATTTGTTTTTCTACGTCATCCATTCCAGTTACACTATCTGAAAATGACGTATTAAACGCTTCGTTCAATTTTTCAAAACCTTCATCATTCATAATTCAACCTTTATAAATAAGCTTCACCTGTTGTATCACCAGAAATATTTATATTAAAAGTGTTTGCACTAATAGAATCTGATAACGTATTCAGTAACAAATAATTTGTAGTTATTGAGTGAATTACTTTTTCGCTAGTAACTGGCCTATACATATTTCCCTGTACAGTCAAACTAATTTCACCGTTGATATGTCGTTTGGTTTCTTTGTCCTGTGACTCTAAGAAATCGGGAGTGATACCATCTAGTGTTACTTTTAAATCTCTTTCCACATTTAGAAAACTAAATTCTTTCATTCGTAGTGAAAGAGAGGGATTAAAATACGGTAATATCTGTTCCATTATCTGGGCATAATCTGTTAAACTATCAGTTCTTATAAATAGAGTAAACGTAAAATCATAAGGTGCAGGTTGAACGTTGTTTATAAATTCTGTTATATCATCTAATCCCAATGCGGTATTATAAAAATCTCTAGTTGAATTAACACCCTTTGCTCTACTACCATTATATGCTAAACCAGACATTACAAGACCTATTCTAGGCACTGGTGCTGTCCAATAAGCTTCTGGGTAATCGGCACCCGATCTAGTCTTTAACTGCCAATACTTTTCTTGTGGTGCGAAAAGAATAGGAACATCAATTGTTCGAACCAGAGTACCAGATTTATCATATCGTTGAACTGTAATATTATTGAACATATCCAACAGACCGACAATAATACTTCGTATAGTTTTAGGATAATAAAATACTCTACCAACCTGAGTTTCATTTAATGTTTTATTATATGCTACGTCTGAAAAGGCCGATACACCGTTTGCATTTCTACTTTTTACTTTATAAAAATATGTAGTATCTGCCGATAATCCAGTATCAACATAACTGCTAGTTGTAACATTTGCAATTAATGAAAAATTATCATCTTCTTCTAATGATCTATATACATCGAAACTTACTACGTTGGGTACGAATGTCCAATAAGGCATTAATGATGTTTCACCAACAACCGATACTGTAATTGAACTTGGTGAGTCTGGGGCTAAAGCCGCTACATACTCCCATGCACCTATCCACGAATCAGTACCACTATTTGAGTCAGTTAATTTTATCGTTGCTTCACCCATATCACCTGCGGGTGTTGTTACATCTATTGTTACATAAGCACTAGTACCAGAAATAGTTTCTGAAACTGTAGTACAATCAACATCATCTAAACTTATTGTATGACCGCCTGATACTAATTGACTTGATGCTAGGACAGACAGTGACGTACCACCATCTACGGATCCAGTGTTTGTAGAAATTGAGACTATGGATGGTAAAGTAAGGTCTTCACCAGGAATACCACCTGTCCAAAATCTTTTATTAGTCCCGTCAATATCTTCTTCTGTTCGTCTTGCCTCTGCCTGTGCTGTCAGATTAAAATTATCAGAACCTCTTAAAGTATAACCGCCCGAAGCCATGTCAAGGCGATTAAATTCGTTTATAGCTCCCGTCCCAGTTACAACATTAGCACCATTAAGATAATAGGATGGGTTATTTATATTAACGTAACCATTCCCTATTCTTACCCCTATGGTGTTATGTGTTATACGACAATCATCTATCGCAACCCCTAACATATTTCCTAAATTAAAACCTTGTCCATTATCGTCAGAGATACAATTATTATATCTGACCCAATTTCCGATAGAATAGAACCCAGGCCCTACATTATCATGGGCAATACAACTTTCAAAAGAACACTCTGCACCTTGAGAGTAAAAACCCCTCCCAGTACCATCCGCACCTTTTGCAACACAGTCGATATGTCTTGATCCATAAGTATAAAAATTACCAGTTGGAGAATTGATAGACGTACATTTTTTAAATAAAGCATTTCTTACAACAGCACCTGCACCTAAACCATAACGACCACCATCTAAGCCATGACAATTATTTATAATACAACCTGTTGAAATACCACCTGTTATTGACCATAAATCAGAAGTTGAATTTTTAAAACCAATTCCGTCAAGTATTTGATAGCCCGCACCATCCAATTTTAATATATTAGCCATACCATTTTGACCATCGAGCCAGTAAATAGTTGCACCTGTTAAATCAATTGAACCATCAGCCATTAAAGCTATTGAGGTGATTTTACTTGTTATTGTTCCAGCCGTTCCGATAGTCGTAAGTCCTGCTGGCTGTTCGTCAGCTTCTTTAACCAACCCAATAGTTTCACCAGCGGCAATAACAGAAAGAGCTTTTGCCCAAGATTTAAAAGCAGCACCAAAAGAAGTACCGGCAGCGCCATCGTCACCATTGGTAGGTCGTACATAATATTCAGCAGGATAGATAGCCATTATTTATCTTCCTTCCACTTGTCTTTGACAACAAGCTCAACAACATTATCATCACCGGACAAAGCGCCCGCGACCTCTTCAGAGGAATTATTTTCTTTTAGGATTTTAGAATATTTTTTAGTGTGTTTTTGGGCCAGTTCTTTTGACTTTAAAACGTTGTTTGTTATCTCGACCGTTAGGGCCGCGTCTTGCTCCTCTTCCTCAGTGGGAAAAGTCTTTTTCGTGTTTCTGGCTAAAGTCAAAGCATCGGCTTTAACATTTGGACCTAGATTGATATTGTAAGCACTGCAATCTATCAGCTCAACATCGGCATCGAAATCTATTTCTTCATTGAGACTAGTTAATCCAGATTGATAAACTTTATAACCAGTTAAATCAAAATCAGATTCGCTTTTAACGATAGAATGCATAAGGCGAGTTTCTAGGATTATAATTTTATTTTCTGTATCTATCATGAGTTACCCTATATGTTTATATAAGTATTTATAATTCTTTCAATGTTTTTCTTATCTTTGTATGTTATCCGTAATAGGTTTATATTGTTATCTTTACAATATTCTGTTTTTATGTTGTCGTTAATTTGTGTATATTTAAACGCCCGTTCGCCCCATTTCGGATTAACATGAAAATGTTGTTGTCCATCAAATTCTATACATAGATTTTTACTTGGTATGTAGAAATCAAAAGGCATTTCTCGTTTTTTCCCTTTACAACCATTAAACAATTTTTCCTGTATGAAGGTTACTTGTTTATCTTCTAAATAATTTTTTATTTCCTTTTCTCCCTGTGACATAGTACATCTAGGACATCCTTGACCAAATGTATGACTACCTGGCATTTGAAAGAAAACATTATTACACGTATTACATTTAATTTTTACTTTTTCGAAACAACTTTTGTATTTAGACAAATACTCGTATCCATCTGAATGTTTCTTTTTTGCATCTATTATAAATTGTTCGTGTGTTTTGTATTGTCTTTTCGATTGTAATTCTCTAGCGCACAACTCACACCCATTAGGTTTTAAATGAACATTTGGTGTCTGAGTAAATTCCCCATGATCTGGACAAATTATAATTAATTTAAGATCCTTTCTTTTGTATACCGATTTAGAATAATCAAATTTATTGTTGTGTTTTTTGTTTGCTTCTATAATAAAATCTTCTGTACTTTTTCTAAATTTGTTTCCCATAATAACATATTTACATTTTTTACAACCACTTCTGTGGGAATGGCTATTTGGTGATTGCGAAAAATCCCCATGGTCTGGACAGATTATTGTTACATTGGTTGTATTATTAACATAATTGACTTTAGAATAATCGTACCTATCACCATGAATTTTTTTAGCTAATGATATAAATTCTTCGGTGGTTAATTTATGTGTTCCTGAACATTTATCACAACCCTTTCCCTTCATATGGGACTGTGGTAATTGATAGAATTCCCCATGAATTGGACAAATAATTTTTATTTTTGTTTTGTTGGTTATATATTCCGATTCTGAATAATCGAATTTATTCCCTTGTGCTTGTATTGATCTTTCTACGAACTCTGTTGTGGTTAACTTTTTAGGCATAATAATATTTCAACCAACTTCAAACATGGGGGGTTCCGATTCTGCCCGAAGATCGTCTAATGCTTTTTCTTCCATTACCTTACCGTCTTCTTTGATTTCGGAACCATTCACTGTTCCCCCGCCTGGAAATTGCACATTATATTTTAATAAATGTCTACCCCATAACATCATACATCTACCAACCGTCAACCTCTTCACCAAAATATGATTATATAGGTTTATAGCAGTTTCCCGCTTATACACCTCAAGCATACCCACAGAGGCCGTAGAGGGGGTAGGAACGACACGTAGCACCGATTGTGCGGGAATGTAGTCAACTCTATATTGTACTCCAAAAGTGTTGTATAACTCCTTTAAACCCGTCATAGCCGTGTAATAATTTGCTAGTCCAAAATTCTGAGCACCAACCAATGATTCATATGATAATAGCATATTAGTAGGTGTAAATAGTGTATTAATCCCACCAGTAATACCACCCGATAATAGGAGATCAATAACATCTTCAACATCATTTCCACTAAGTGAATAATCAGCTTGTCCACTTACTAAACTCAATGTCATATAATCTTTATACAAACCTTCACCATAATTATATCGATTAAAATCTTGAATTGAATTTTCAATGATTTGGGTTATTTGAACGTCTGCCAATTCCACCGTAATAACGGGTGAACCCAATTCTTGTTTTACATAAGTAATAAATTCTGATAATGATGTTATTGCCATATTAACTCTTTGGTTTTAGTGTCTTTCTTCGTTTTGCGGGTCTACCACGTTTCACTTTTTTCTTATTCTTACTGCCTTTTGGTCTACCTGCTTTTTTCTTCTCTGTATCAATTTTTGCTATTTCTCTCTTTATAATATCTGTCTTCCTAGTATATTTCCTATCTGTATCGATTTCTTTGAAATCTGTATCAATGATTTTCATTCTAGATTCTTTTTTAACTATCGGTTCTTCGAAAATCTCTATTAACATTGTTGGAAAAGCATCTCTGAATGATTCGTTAACTGTGTATTCTTCGTTCGGTTTGAAATTCCACCATTGACCATCTCTTAGTGCTTTCCATTCTGTTTTCCAAATTGATCGTACTTTCATATAATCTCCAATTGTTATGTATTCCTCTATAAGTATTTATAACATTAAATAAAAAGGATCCCAAATAATTTGGAATCCTATAGTAAAAACGAAAAATTTTAGAGTATATTATAACATAAACTTCAAACTCCCACTGTCATAAATTCGGTATATCTCTCTACTCATCATTATTTCTCTTTCTGTCTTATCTTCCGAAAACCCTTCTTTAATCAATTCTGATTTTCTAAATTGGAACCTATGTTCTCTTTTATCATTGACCACATAACTATAATTTGGTTTAGTTTCCAACACTAAGGAAAATCCTAATTGTTTATATAGATTGCCGTTTGACCACGATCTGTCAGCATAACTAATAATATCGGTTTTATTGTATCGTTTGAATAGCCTACTTGCTCCACCAACAACCGATATATTGAGTTTGTTACAGAATCTTAACAACTCTAGTTTATCTTCCTCAAATCGGGATTTACCGAAAGTCATTAATGATACTAATTCGTCGTTGTAATAAAGCCCAAGTCTAGTAGCAGAATTGCAATACCCCTGTATATGGTTATCGATAAGAAAGGTTCTAGATTCTTTTGGTGTTACTTCTTTTATCTTACATTTTCTGGCATAAATGATATTGCTTTTACCTAATATGTTCAATAGTCTGCTTTTAACTATATCTTGTTTGTATGTCCAATCGTCTTCATATATATGAATTAGTTGAATATTGTTATCTAAGCATTCTAATGTTTTGTTTAAATGATAATTTTTATCTTTGTGTAATTCACAATGCCAATATATTCCGTTGTATTCGATAGCGATATTTAGATCTGGAAGATAGATATCCAGTTCTAATGGTGTGATAATAGAACGTGTGTTTGTTATAATCTCTTTAGTGTAGTTTTGTTGTATGAATTCTAGTAGTTCTTTTTCTTGGTTTGAAATATTTTCGTTATATGGATTACAAACATTACATATTGTTTGATTATTATATCTTCTTAATCTAAACATTTGATAACTAATAGTAAATTCATGACCACAATCACACCTAAAAGTAATACCAGAATTAGAATACGACACAAAAGATAAAGGTAAATCATCAACAGCTATATTATTGACAATCCCATCTTTTATGTTTTTTCCTATAGTAGTTTTTATTTTATCTGAAATTTTAGTATTTTGTGTCGGATACTCACAACCATACTTTTCTAAATTGGTTTGTTTTATCTGCTTATCGTTTCTGTAATTTTCGTTTCCGTGAGTTTCTAATTTAGTTTGTTTGGATTTTTCTATTATTTCTTTATTTTGGAATATGTTTTCGCAACCATACTTTTCTACATTGGTTTCTTTTATTTTCTCTTCGTTTCTGTAATTTTCATTTCCATGTCTCTTTAATTTTGTTTCTTTAGATTTATTCTTCATTATATTAGTTTGTGTAGAATACTCACAACCATACTTTTTTAAATTAGTAGCTTTAAGTTTATTTACACTTTCTGGATTATTCATATTATGATAATATCCAGTTTTTTTATAATATGTTTCTTTTGCTTTATTAACGGAACATTTTGGACAACCATGGTTTAAATGTGTGTGATTCTTAGGTAACTGTTTGAAATCTCCATGGGTTGGGCATGTTATGGTTACTTTGGTATTAGTATTTTTATACTCTACTTTTAAATAACCGTATTTATTTCCATGTACTTTTTCGGCTTCTTCGATCCATTCTTCTGTAGTATATTTATGTTTACCCGAACATTTTTGACAACCAGATCCATTAGAATGATCTTCTGCTCTTTGTGTGAAGTCTCCATGAATATAACAACTTATTATTACCTTAGTTTTTCGATTGACATATATTACCTTAGAATAACCATATCTGTCACCATGAGTAGTAATACACCTTTCTATGAATTCTTCTGTGGTTAATTTTTTCATATTGTCTCCTTACTAGAATTTAAAATGTAGAGGTAATCCCTAATCAGTAAGGTTTCAGGAAATGATGATCAATCACTGTCCCTCTACAAGTACTTATAACTTTAGATAAAAAAAGGACACGGGATTTCTCCCATGTCCTTTATGTTTTACTTTACCTAATCTCTATAAGTCTATGATTACAGACCCATTACGGTATCGAGGTTGGTAATTGAAATTAATCTGTAGTAGCGTCCAGAACCTAACAGCGAATCTGTTAAAGCGTATCTTGACATCACGCCAATTCTTGGGCTAAAACTGTTCTCTGCAATTGCTTTGCTAGTAAGACCAGTAATATAGGGGCTATAAATAA